TTCGCCAAACAATAAATTGGCACTAGCTACCGGAAGTTTGCCCCACTCCCACCCACCAATTGTTTTTTCTGTGCCCCAATCTTCGAGAACATAGCCCTCCATTTCATAAAATTTTTCTTTATATTCTTCGACTTTATCTTCTCTTTCTTCTTCCGATAGATTTAAATACGACTGGATTAATTCTACAGAATCGCCTTCGCCATATCCCTCTAATTCTTCTTGCATTTCTGTTAAATCATCCTCATCCATTCCCTCAATGTTGCCACCAAGATCAGTCAATATTTTACGAATTCTATCAATTTTATCTTTTGATTCCCCCGGTAATTCTTTTGCACCGGCTTCTTTAAATTCAATATATTTTGACCGATCAATTTTAAAATCATCAATGCGAACCCACACAAACTTAATAGCCACTGGCGGAACATTTTTTGGATACAGATATTGATCTTTTGATTGGTAATAATCTTGCGTAAGTTTTATTGTACCATCGTCGCGAATTTCAAAATATTCAGCGTATTGACCCGGTTCGAATTCATTTCTAACCGCCTTAAGGATATCATTTCTAATTAAATCATTATATTTCTTAGCAATGGTGTTGGTGGCCACACGATAAATATTGACACCATCAAATGATGTAATTTCGTCGTCAAATCCATAATCGTGCAAACGAACCCATGATTCATTTTTATTAAGGTTTTTTAATATGTTTTCTATACCACGTTGTATGGCACGAATTGACTCATCCTCCGGACCACCATCATACCCACCACCATCTTCGTCCCAGGTAGTTTCCGGACGATCCATAGGATCATATTGGATCTTCTTTATTCTTTTTTCTTTTGATATGACAAATTCTATGACAACCGGAGTTTGTTTCGTCCCAAGCCCAATGGCATAACGAGCCGCAGTTTCAAATGATGGTGTGAAATATACCGCTTTTTGATGCTGGCCCTTATAACTAGCGCCATATGGATCCAATCCCTTTTTAAGAATAGGGGGAAGATTTTTAATGTCAGTGCCATGATAATATGTTAAGCGATCAACACGCTCTAATATGGGAAAATAATCGTTCATAATCACAATTAATTATCATTTTTATGGCAATGAGCAATCAATATGTTTCATATCTTTTTTTGATATCACTAATTAACAATGATCTATGACCCTTTCTTTTCATTTCAACAAATACGTTCTCGAATTTTAAACCACTTTCAATTACAATATCAGAAATTCTATCACAACCGGATATAAGATCAAAATTAAAATTATTATAAACAAAATCTTTGTCGGTTATTCTTAACAAATTCAAACTATTGTTTCGAAACCATTGATTTTCATTTAAATCAGATTGCACACGCCTTTTGACTCCCTCGTATTTGATGTTGTTATCGATAATAACCCTAGGAGTTATTTTTCCGTGCCAAAATATTCCATCAAATTCTATAAAGGTATCTATGTCTCGAATATAAAAATCAACTGGCCATTTTTTGTTCACACGATATTGTCTGCTTACACTAACAAACATATTTTTTAAAAATCTATAAAAGACATTTTCAATGTTACTACGTTGATTTTTAAGTGGGGCATGCCCCCTTATATATTTGCGATATACTGCACCAATCCTCGTAACCAATTTCCCACACCCACATTTGCACTTTGGCGCAATTCCACTAAATAAATAATCCACATAAAACTTGTCTATCGATATTTTATGCATTTCAACGACATGCCCAACCAATGATTTCAATGATTCAAATTCTCTACCGCAAATATTACAAATTGATTTCTGTTTATTGTGAGCAAGAATATAATGTTGATTTAAATTAAATTCGGTTTTAAATGATTTTTTACATTTAATACAATGAATAAAATTATTAGCAATTAAATTAATCAAGATTCGTGGTTTGAATCGATTTTCGCATTGTTTTTTATATCTTTCAATATTTGATTTAGTTGCCCCTGTGGATCTTAAAACTCGCGAACATTGTTTCGAACATGTTTTTCCATGTTGGTTATTTCTGCCAACCACAAACCATTTTTTACAAACATTACATTGTTTATTTTTCTTATTCCAAATAATTGATTCAAATTCAAGAATTTTCTTAATTCGATTTTTATTTGATAATTTTAATAAATCTTCTCGATTAATATGAAAATTCAAAACAATGGCACGATATCTTTCAACACAATTCTTATTTTCACACGTTATATGTTCACCCAATCTTGATTTTAATCTTTTGTATTTTGCCCCACAAATTGGGCATTTGTCTTTGATATATTTATCAGCACGCGACTTTTGGAAACATTCAGTGGAACAAATTTTGCGATGTGATGAAGATGGTAATTGGAATGGCTTGCGGCAGTAAGAACAATACTTTATCACAAATCAATTATAACACAGAAAATTAGAATTGCAGCACGGCCCTATCGTATCGTAAAACAATACTCCAAGTGGCCACGTCTCCTCCGGAAGTGTAATCAAGCTCACTGGGCGTAGCTTCGGTAATAAATGCACCATAAATATCCCACGCAGACACTACGTCACCAACGGGTCCTAACATTTTTAAAGTAATATCTTTTTTATAGAAGTTTTGATATGCAGCTCTTCCTGTCGCAGCATCATAATGTAATCTAACCCACTCCATAACTTTTTGGGATGTTGATGGATCAATGGCATCTATTAGGGTAATTGCAATTGTGTTTGGTTTGGTTTTACCAGCTACATACCTAGTATTGTTAATAAACCCAATTTCTATTTCATCGGTAGTTACACCCGGACGTCCAGATGTTTTAACTAAAAACGCATCTACGCCGTCAATACCAAGCAAGAATCGAAACGGCCTATTTGGTTCATAATTCTGTCCCAACATCGTTTGAGCATCAATAGATTCGACCATGTTGTTATTCTCCTTGTTCTCTACTTTTAATTATTATTTCACTCGCTTTTTCATCATTTTAACTAATCTATGAAACAGCAAGTGCTGTAAGGAGAACTACTATTATTACGATATACAACATTTTATTTCTTCCCCACCATTCTTCTTATGCTAATCTTTTGACCGCACAATATGCCATTCTCTTTTACAAATCCTTTAACTACTTCAATAGCCCACTTACAGGGAATGTTTCCACCAATTGATGTTTTGTCCATTGGTTTCCCATCAATTATTTCAACAATAGATCCATCTTTCGATAAAAAAATTATATCAAGTGGCAAGTAAGTATCTTTCATCCACATATGATTGTTCCCATCTTCTTTGAATGCAAAAAATAATCCTATATGTTTTTTAGCTTGACGAATATTCATAAATCCTTTGGAAAGGTATTTACTTGATACTAATGCTAAGCACGGCAAATTTATTTTTCTACCGCCACCACCACCAATTGAATATCCATTGGATTCTATGTCAAATTCTACAACTATTTTGTCTAGATCCTTGAGAATCATTTGAAATAATTATCTTTTTTAATATTCACACGATATATTAGACATCAATTGTGTATTTTCGCATGACAAATTTACTTCAATTAATGTAATATTCCCATTATCAATATATCTTCTGATTAATTCTCTTAATCCAACAATTGATCCTGGTGGTTGCCTATGAAAAACAATATTCCACTTATCAACAACATTACCTGACAATTCATAGATAATCGACAACCAAGAATTGAAATTCATATCTTCATATTTCCCGATTATTAAATTGAAGCCACCAACATAACAAAATAATTTATTTACATCGTCTATATATTGGTTAATATATTCACAATCATATTTATTCATAGCCATCAACAGTTCGTTAGACAAAACTGCCCCAATGTTTTGAAAATATATCTCGGAGATTCTATCAGACGAGATATTGGCCGAATCTATTATATTTTGATTTGTAATTGCGGGAGAACAAGAACACAGAAAGAATAGGGAAATTATTAAATTTTTCACAAATTAATTATCTAATCACCTATTCGTTTGTTTGCCACTCTTCTTTGAATAGCTGCTTCGTTCCTTCTTGAAGTTCTTCTTTCACTTCTCTATACATTATGTCGCCAATTTCAGTAACGTATCCGGCATAATCAACTTCTTCAACTCGCTCAATTTCATTTCTTTCGTCCCATACTTTGTAATCTTGGCGTTTCCAAAGTGATAAACTTCACCTTCCTCTCGTTCTCTTTCTACGGCCCTACGATCCATTTCTTTTTCATATTCTTTACGAGCCTTTATTATATCTTTTTTATGCTGTGAAACTTCAGCAAGGAAATTAAATCCCAATAATTTTGAAACCTTCTTTGTAGCTCGATCCAATCGTTTCTCATCGGCAGCGGACTGGCTTTCTTCCACCTCATATCTTAAATTTGCCGCTTCTTTAACGGCGTCCATGATTTCATAGGACTTAAATCGACCATATTTAACAAACAAATTTTGGTGTAGATCATTGGCAATCACGGGAACCCACGATGTATAAATTAAAGAATAAATTACGTCTTTCATTGGTCGGTTCATTTTACACTCCCAAATCTAATATAATTTCTTCCCAATTGATATGTGGACCGATTTCATCAACGGGCCTTGTTTTTATTTTTATATTGTTGTGATTTGCCCACTCTTTTAACTCATATAATTTACCATTAACCATAGATTTAATAATTTGATCGGCACTTTTAGCTAACCATTGAATTTTTTCTTCCATACTCAATTCTGTGGCAACAAGTATTTCTTGAATCTCATCATTATCTACGATATCAACAAGATCAATGGAGACCTCTATTACAGAATCAAAATTAAAACCAAGCTGTTTATCTCGCCAAGTCATTGTTAATCCATTTTTCCCCGATCCATAGATCTTCTAATAAAGTTTTCCACGTGTGATTTTGCAACATATACACCGTCAGCAAATTTTTCCATGATATCATCTAATTTTTCAAATTCCGGAAATTGATTTAAATACTCATCGGCTTCTTCAATTGCCAAGGTAACAAAGTCTTCTGTTCCTCTTTTTCTATAATCGTCATCTTCAATTAATTTTAACATCGCCCGCATGGCGGCTTGATACCCAGCAATTTTTGCAAATTTTGGATTTGCCATCGTATTAATAATTCCCTTCTGTTTCTTCGTATGTCTGCTTATTTGCCAGATCGTCTTTTATTCTTTTTAGTTTTCCATATGCGGTCTCAATTCTATTATCGATATCATCTATTAATTCACTAATGCTTGTAAACATTGCCTTCGGTACAAACTCCTTTGCAGAGAATCCTTCATCACCAGCAAAGTCATCGTTCTCCATCATTTCTAATTCAATCGCTACGTCCATTAAAGCATCTTGGGCCGTTTCTTCCAGTGCTTCAATCATGTGATCGAAATATGTGATTAAAACACCAATTTTTTCGTTCTTAGTTTTTGTTGATTCTTTAATCATAATATCCTCCTAAAACATTTCCTCATCTTCTAAGTCTTCTTCGTAATCACGGATTCCACTTATATCCAAATCCTCATCGGGCAAGTAATCATCAACATGCTTCGGATCGAGTTCGTCCTCCATTCTTACAAGATCTGGACTATCAATGTCAGAAATATCGTATTTATCGAAGTAACGTTCATTTATTTTCTTATTGCCAAATAATTTTCTCAATTCACTAAGTTTTATTCTATATATTTTTCTCATCTTATTCTCCTCTTTTTATATATCCGTCAAACTAATTTCTCTACCTTTTTCAATGGCTTGTTTAAGTTCTTCTATAGATTCAAAATAATTATCACCATTATAATGTTTAAACCATTTTGTCGCCATAATCATTGCCGAATTTGCATCATCGCATCCCGGGAAAACAAATGCATTCATTTCGCCTTCTTGCCAGCCAGATACAATTCCTTTTTCAAGTAATTGTTCAATAACTTCTTTATATCCATCAATTTCGGTATTTATCACCCACGATGCATTTAACTTTTTAATCTCAAGTAATTTTGATTCTTTTAGAACTGCACTATCTGCCAATTTATCAGATATTAAACCATCTCTTTGTAGTGAATCAAGCCAGTCAACCCATGTTTGTCTAATTTTTGGTTTGTCTCTTTTATCCTCTTCTGTAAAATCGAAAGTATCCCAAAATGCTGCTCGCAATTGCCTCTCACTTGTATATTCATATTTTGATTTGTCTTCTTTTAATTCTTTTTTATCTTCTTCATTATCCTCTTCATCACATTCTTTACATGGACAGGTGCTAGCTTGACCATACCCGACACCAATAGCTCCTTCTAATACCATGTCCTGCCCGCTATTTTTCTTTTCAAATTCTTTAATAAAATTTGCGTCAACATCTAGCGATATGTAATCCTTGCCCTGCATTCCTTGTTCCGAATAACTAATGTCGCTAACTGCTTTTTTGGAAAATCCTTTTTTAATCAACGCTGATTTAAATTCAGAAATCCAACGTTGGTCTGTATATATTAAACCATCCTTATGTACATTCCAGTCTTTGGTATCAAAATAAACCTGCAGTTCACCAAAATCCTTAGAATCATCTGCATCTAATACGGCATATGTGCAATTAACAATTTTCTTTTCGTTACTCCAAGTTCCATCTCCCCCTGTACGCAATTTTACTTCATCCAATTCTTTATTTTTACCGCGTCGACGAGATACGAATGGTTCTCCATCATCATCTTCCTCTTCATCAAACACACTCGGAATATCTGCATCTAATTTATCGAGCCATTCAGCATCAACCTCTTCTATGTTGTGGCGAATGATTGTATCTTCATCAAGTGGCGACGTAGTAACCATTAAATCGTAATAATCGGCTCCGGTATCAACAGAATAAACGTGTTGATGTTCCCATTGTTTTAGCCACTTTTTAATTTCTCCTATTTCTTTCCAATCAAAAACTTGTGAATCAATTATTGGAATATCATTTACATCTTCATAACCACCAAGTTTCATTGCCTCTTTTGCTTTCTTTGCTCTTTTCGGAGATATTCCAACATCCTTGCTTAATTTATCTATTTCCTTTTTGGCTTTGCCGTATTCTTTAGTGGTCTTGTTCCAATCAATTTTCTTTTGTTCTCCGACTAATTTGTCATCTTCATCTTCCGGCGTATCCATATCAACATACATATCATCAGTCTCAGCTTCTTGGTCATCTTCAGAAGTTAATCCCCATACAATTTCTTCCCATTTTTCTTCAGCTTCTTTACGTGAATCAAACAATTCTACAGCAACAAATCCTTGATCATTTTCTTCAACAATGGCACCATGGGCATCCTCGAGCATTTGTTTCTCTTCTTCGGAAAGTTGTTCAAATTGCTCTTTTAGATTGAGTTCAAGTTCCCGAACAGATTCTATTCCCATGAGCGGGATAAAATCATAATGATAACCCTGCTCCGAAACATCTCCCGCTTCTTCACCAGCCCACCCTTCAAGGACGGCAGCATAAAGAAGTTCGTCAAGAGCGGAACTAAATTTACCAACACCACTATATTCTTTTATCATTTTTTTATTTTCCTTCAACCCTCTCTTATATTGTGCTGACATTACAGCCGCCATTTTATTTGAATCTTGCTGATGCGGTCGTTTCATTACAAACCATTTTTTGTCTGATTTGATACCAGTTCCAACTTCATATAACCCAAGAATCTTTTTTTCAACTTCTCGCCGAAATTGCTCACTTGTATCCCAAAGATCAGTTTCCTCACCAAATCGATTTTCTGTTCTTATAAAGGAATCAAGTCTATCAAGGATTTGTTCTTCGCTCCCGAAACCCTGACCAAGAAAATGATCACTCCAAGCATCAACTACTTGGTTGATATTCCTAAAATATTTAGATTCTTTAATGGTTGTAGATTCATCAAAGAATTGACCAATTTGTTTTCCGCTTCCACGCCACGCTTCTGGATCTTTGGTTTTTGGTCTTCCGCCACGAATCATATGAAGTAATTCTTTCTCCGTGACAACATCAACACCAAGATCCTGGGCTTTTTCAATTTTACGATGACCAATCCCGGCACCAACCACAAGATAGTCAGTTTTCCCAGATACCATTTTATGAACAGTACCGCCACCATCTTCAATCATTTGCCAGATCTCAGAACGTGGCATTGAGAGTGTTCCGGTAACACAGAATGATTTTCCTTCAATTCCCTCTTTTATTAGTCCTTTTAATTCACTTAGTTTTATTCTCATATTGTTTCCCTTTCTTGTTTCATCAAGATCATAATCAACGAATCCAATTGCATCATCGGAATGAAAGTCTTCTCGATCTTTATATGGAGTTGTTCTGTTATTTCCACCACTTAAATGCTCTTCTCTGTCATCCTCTATTCCTGGATATTCTCTAATGAGAGCATCACAAATTTCTTCTATGTTTTCAGCATCGGCTCTAATTGCTTCCATGCTTTCTAAATCACTTAATAAATCTGATAGATAAGCATAACCCGGAAATTCTCTTTTTGCATACTCAACAACTGAATCTATTTCTTCTTGTGACATTTCAGCTCGTGCTGTTTCTCTCTGGTCATCGCGATCAATTTGTTCTCCAAGATAAGCTTCAGGTTGTCTAAATGATCTCTTGATTCGCGAGAACATTCCCTTTTTCTCGTAATCTTTTTCAAGTTTATCTTTTATTTTTGAATAACAATAAGCGTGATAAACTTTTCCGTCTTTGCCGGTAACCGGATCCTCTGATCTAGATATGTATTTAAAACAAAGAGCGCAATATTGTCCCATGATTATAAAACTCCGTTATCTTTAATTATACTACAAATGTGTAGGGAAAATCAAGATGGCGACAAGAATCTTTTATCAGACAAAATTAAGGAGGATGTATATTGGAGGGAGAAATTGTTATTCGGAGAATTGGGCTCCCGTTGGCAGAAGAGTGAAACCAATGGAGATAATCTCGGCTGCTCTAGTCGGGATCACCAGCACACGCCCGTTAATTCTCAATTGATCCACGTCAGTTGGCGTTGTTGTTGTTGAATCACATATTACTTTATATTTCTCAATACCATATTTTGTAAATACGTCTTCAAGAATTGGGCGAACCAACTTCACGAAACGCTCCCAAGTATTGACATTATTGGGTTCAAAAACTAACCACCTGACAGAAGATGCAATTGTCTTTCTAATGTAAAGCATCATTCTTCTAACATTTACACTAGAAAGTGCCGATTGTTTGGCTTGCAAAGTTCTCTGACCCCAAATGACTATTCCCTCCGATGGGAATTGAGCTATCGGATTCACGTTCTTCGCATAAAGATCATTTCTATCACCATAACGCAGACGATCTTTTACCGCTTTCGCATTGATCGAAGCCCGTGTAAATCCGGCTGGTGCAAACCATTGATGTGCTATTCTATCGTTGTATGCATACGCACCAAATGCTGAAATTGAAGCAGGTAGCCATATATCTTTGCTAGCATTCTCATCATAATATTTAACCATTGGATAATACGTGGCACCATAATTCGTATCATATTCAGCGGTATCCATCCATTCCTTAACATTGGTAACAGAAGATCCGGAAACATCGGCAATATAGAAAGCATCACCACGATCTTCTACTTTCTGAATGGCATAATTCACAACAGACGGGTGATAAATTCCAGGAATGCATAATAGGTTGAAATCTATAACTTCTGGATCGGCTATCACGTCCAATGCACGTCTCATTGAAGCAACTTCATATGACCATGGATAAGCCGTAGTATTCCATGCTTGACCCGTGGTGTTCCCATCGCCAGATCCAAACAGACTGTTGGCCAATGGATCCATACGGTGGATATCAAACCCATCAAATCCACCATATAACGGCATCGTAAATTTGGCGGCATCCGTACCAGCAAGAGCATCAAGTGATACGTTTCCATTTTCGTGACTGTATGCCAGTTTACCCATTGCAGAATCAGTATTTAAATCGGTGGATGAAGTTAACGCACCCAATGATGATGATATGTAATCAAGAGAGAACACATTATCATATTCTACGGTTACGCCAGATGGCAGAACCTTCATTCTGTCGGCGATACCATAATTTAGTGAACCGGAAACATCATTAAACGCAACACCCCAGTAAATCCTCTTATCAAAATCGCCCTTCCACTTCATATTATCAACATACGGAAGTGGCGGAACAATCGCATAAAATGCTCCAGATACCGGGAATGATGCCGAAGTATATTTCGGATATCCATAGAATCCCCAAGGTAGAATTGATTCTGGCGTAACTTTTTGTGCAACTTGATCGTCCATTTCTACGCGTATATATTTACTCTTTGAATCAAATTCACCATATTCAATAAATTTACGATCTACTGAATCCCACGTAGAACGTTTATCACCAATTTTTCTTGCAACATATCCAACAACATCATCGGGATCAAGAGTACAATCCGTAAACTGTTCAACAATAGTCATTTTCTTGTCTGTATCGTCAAATTTTCTTACAATGACGTTGAAATAACCAAATTCAGAAACATTTGAATTTAGAGATTTACGTATTCCACTAACTGATACCTTTATATTGTCATTCGGGTATTCACCATCATCTTTTGCAACAACACGGAATAATCTATATCGCCTCACGTTTGCCGGTATAGCCATGGAACCAGAACCGTAATTTTGTGAATAAACCCATGTCGTAGCAGCAGTAGAATATTCTTGTGAGAATGATAGCGCTGGAACTGTACTAGTACCAATACCAGCCAACATTGATCCAGAAATTCTAGTAGCCGATCCCAATGAAGCACTAGCATATTCATAATTGGCCCATATGTAGTGTCCAACTGAAGAAGTTACATATTTAGTTGGATCAGTGCACAGAACTTTTTCAACATAATTGCGATCACTGCGAATGTATGAACCAGTAAATGGACTTCCATCATTATATCCGGATGCAAAGTCGAACACTACACTCTGCAGAGTTCCTGTAGCAGTTAATGATACGTTAGAGTGAACAATCGTTCCTACATACCATCCGTATGCTGATCCTGAATAACAAACCGCAATTCCATTGGATGCTGTAAAACCAGCAGGTTCAGTTACATAATGACCTAAAGCATCATATGCGGTATTGCCAGCCCCATAATCTTCAGAATGTATTCCAAGAACTCTTACAACATTTAAGACATTCTGATTTTTCAAATATTCCTTAGCAGCATATGGGGCATACATAGTCAAATCTGTGGAACCAAAAGTATTTTCGAAATCTGTCCATCCAACCACCTGTGTTGGTTGGAATGCAGGTCCTTTTACGAAACGCCCAAGAACCGCCGCACCAATTCCAGCCACAGCTTCAGGCAAAGTGGTAGCATCTTGTTCAAATGTACTGACCGCTGGGGAAACAATTACGGTATCTGCCATTTTAATTACTCCTCATTCTATTTTAATTATTATTCGAACATATCAATTTTAATTTCTTCATAAAATCATCAATAATGGCAATGTCACCACAAGCATAATAAAAACCAGGAGGTTCTTTATTACTTAATGATCTTTTTATGTCACTTGTTTTGAATCTCAGTAATGATATATTCCTGTCATTTTTACATTCTAAATTAAACAATTTATCTTTAAAAAATTTAGCCAATCGACCAAAATCTCTGTCACCACTTGCTTCAAAAATTGTTTTTAATGGTTTCTTTGTTGGATCTCCGTCAAGATTATGCCAATATTCGCCATCGACCATGATTATTAATCGGTGACCACTTTCAACTTCAATACAAAAATCTACATAATTTTCAAATATTTTTCGAACTTTATGTTTAATTCCAACATTGTCTAACAACTCCCCAAATTTCTTTTCCACCTTGGAACTACAAAATGCTGTATTCGGTTTATAATGTGATATGGCTTTCCTCTTAATTTCTTCATTCATCATGACATCCGGCACCCCCATATTTTTCCATACAGGTGTTACGAGACTTTTCTAGAAATTCAGGAATTTGAAAGGTGCAATTAACCCCATATTTTTCACGAAATGCCCGTATTGATTTTTCCTGAAATTCGGGAACTTGACCAACATGTGAGACACCATATTTTTTAACAAAAGTGGCTCGTGATTTTGCTAGCGATTCTTCGCTATCAACTGGCATTTTATAACCAAATTTTTTCATATTTTCTTCAAAATATTTTTCTCTTTTTTCTTTATCACATAACCACGATAGTCCACCATATTTTTCTATACATGTTCTATTAATTTTTGCCACTACCTCGGGATTCCTACGAGGATTATCATATCCAGTTTTTAACAAATATAATTCTTTACGCACCAAATTGTTGCATTCCTTGGATCCACAGTTTGCTGGTTTTAATTTGTCATTGTTATGTTTGGTTCTATAAGTAGTATTGGTTTTAAATTCTCTGCCACAGTATTTACACACATCCCAATAGCCGGGAACATTAAACTTCTTAGCATAATCATATTTATCCATTTTATGTGCATTTTTAACATGTCGCATAATACCACCGGATCTGCTACTATCTCTAATGGCCCCGCATATTTCACATTTCATATACCCATTATTTAATAATTCTTCTCTCATATGTTGACTCAGATGATTCCAAACACTGGCACAACATCCACAATCAATACCACATACCTTACATTTTTTACCCATGTTTTAATTATATGAACCAAATTAAGATTATTTTGGAAAAATTTTAGTAATTTCTCCAGGATCTTGAATAACATTCTCAGATAAAAATTGGACTTCACTTACACAGGGTACGCTTTTTTGAACACCACGCTGATCATTTTCCCCCACTAAATATCCCAATACCTGTATATTAGTTGTACTACGGATTATTCTTTCACCCTCAGTAAATTCCTCCAAATTACTATTATCTTCTGTCTCTGGGTTAGTAATAATTAGATATTTATTTCCGTTACCCTCAATTTGAATCCAGTTATTTTCTGATGATTGTTCGTTCCTTGCTGTCCAAATGGTCTCTAATATTAAATTTATGTCTATCATATATTGAGTCCAGATCTGAACAACATAATTCACCTTAATAAATTTTGGAACTGGAATTTGAATCATCTCATAAACAGGGATTTCCGCTTTAGTAACGTGACCATTCACTCTCCGATCACGAAACAAATTAGCTCTATTAGATGTTTCAGGATTAAGAATCTTCGTATAATTCAGGTATTTTTGAAATCGAGCCATACCCCACTGATCCTGAACAGTATTAAATCCGGACCGTCTAATCGAAATTAGTGGAAGTATTAAAGCATTATTATTATCACGAATTTTTTTCGTCATACTTTTGATCTGCGCCCATTTTTCTCCTGTAGACATTATTACTTCAACTTTTTGTTTCTGCCCCTTGTTTTCAACACTGATGTCTAACGTCTTATCGAACCAAGAATGAATTGCAATATCTATGTCTTCTAATGTAGATTTTTTAAATTGTTTTTGTGTAGTTGTTATCATGTGTCACACATCACATTATAATTATTCGGCAAGAAAGGAAACATAATGCTTAGAAGACTTTTATCTATTCTTATGTTGCTAACGTTAATGGGCTGTAATAACCAACAAAACAACACCTCCATGTTCGCCGACTACCATGCAAAAGAAATAAAAATACCACAAATTGAACAATCAAATTTTGACATTACTCAATATGTATTTAACCAATTCAAACGTCCATTACACAAATTTTTTGAGTACATAACTTATATTAATAAAATAGTATACGAAGTAAACAATGAAAAAATTGACGCATGTACGCAAGCCATTTATGTTCTAAAGCCAGAGTGGAATGAATCATTTTGTGATCCACTACTTGAAGAACGCAGATTGGAATGCATTAATGAAATACAAACATTGGTTCCACCGTTCATCATGAGATTGTGCACAATTTTGATACATGAATCAAATAGAACATTTATGGATCCATTGCTATCTATTGCTATCATGAAAAATGAATCAAATTTCGGCGTCATACAAAACAACAACATTTCAATGAATACAAATTTAGTAACAATTCCAATGAAATACATACAGGAAATTATAAATAATTCGTCCATTCAATTAAATAATGGAAGAATCGTAAGAGCAAAAATTATACAAACAAACCATAATAACGTATTAATTGATACTGGGCTAGCCGGTGAAGGAGGGTTGTTTCAATTAATTAGGCCAAATTATTACGCTGGACGACCAATACCAGGAACCGATAATACAATCCCAAATTTGCTATTGAATGAGCGTAGACAATTCATCACCGAAAACATGGAAGCAAATATTAAAATAGGAATAGAAGAATTAATCAGGCACAGAAATGTTTTTCCCAAAAATGAAAGAACACATTGGTGGTTTTGGATAAGCTGTTATAACACAGGAAGCACCAACCGCCACGCTAGGCAATGGAAAATTTATTCATCTCGAATATTAAAACACTACGCCAGGATATGCCAAAATGATTTCGTACGAAACATATTCGATCAGAATTGTAGTAATTTACGGTTGTATCGTTGGTACTGGGAATAAAATATCGGATTTGCCTATGTCAACGAAATAATTTACAACACCACTATTTTTGGGCTGTGGATCCCCACTATACGGTTCTAAAGATCCATAAACTTGATAGCTCATAATTAATCTTAATTGAAAATTATAAGCATCTTCTTTGGTACCAAATTGCACTGCATATTTATCACCATTATCATTAATTCTAATAAACGACCCATATTGTTTTGCAATTGTGAGCTAATCTTTCCCTTTTTGAGAAAAATCTTCCTGTTTCTTTGACCAAACTTGCCCTAAAAGTTTCTTTCCTTTTAAAGTAGAGGTTTTAGTCTCCACAGGCTGACACCTACGCTCCATAGGCTCGAACATTTTTAATGATCCATTACCGAACATCAGAATTGTTTTTGCGGCTTTTATGTCCCTTGGTTCTGTAAAATCACAATTTTCACATTTAAAAACTCTTTCACCAAGTGTTAACTTCGTTTTATGACCACATCTGTAGCATAATTGAGTTGTTGGAAGATAACGATTAACTACGATTGCCCCCTTTGAGATTAATTTTTCTTTAATCCTCCCCAAACAACTATGGTGAATTCTTTCACTCCAATGTCGTTTCCTTTTTATCCACCCGCCCACATTATCATCCTGAATATAAATTGTTTCATATTGTGAAAATAATTTGTAAACAATTTTATTTGAGATGTCTTCTTTTTGATTTGACATCTTTTCATATTCTCGTTGTATTTGTAATCGTGTTTTATATCTATTCTTGGAACCCTTTTTCGACCTCATTAATTTTTGCTGAAGTCGTTTCAGGTGTTCCGGTTCTTGAACAGATATGTGACTAAATATCTCACCATCACTCGTTGTAATCATTTCTTTAACACCAAAATCAAGCCCTACTTCTTTTAATTTTTCTTTAATTTCTCCTCTCTCTCCAACCATTGGTTTTGAATAAATAGCAATATGAACATAAAAACCACTAGGTTTCTTTATTAATTTTGCTTCTCCAAATTCGCAATTTTTTGGTAATTGCGTTAAACCATTTACTACCATCAACTTTTTAATACCAAGAATTTTAATCTTATTGTTGTCAACATAATATCCATTCCCACACGGACCACCTTTTTCTGTAAAAACCAAGTTTAGGGTATTAAATTCCTTTTTAAACCTAAGCCTGCCAACCCTATGCCCACATTTTTTAGATCTGGCAAGGGCATAAATTGATTGTTTTACTGATTTAATTATCTTTTGTTTATATACCGTTCCCAAAAATTTTATCATTCTTTGTTCTAATTCTCCGCGCTTATTTTTCACTGGTATTTCTTTTATTTTACAATCTGCTTTGAAAATTTCATCACCCACGCCAACCAAATAATTGTAGAACCACTTAGCTTCAACAAATAACATACTGAGGGCTTCTTTTTGTTTTTTATTTAATCGTGATCCGTCAATTTTACAAATACAAGTTTTACAAACAAGATGACTTCTTCGCTCACGAGTTTCGTTTCGTGTTTTGGAAATTTTATCCTTGAGAACTTGGTCCACTTCACTTTAATTATAATCCCAGAGATTAAATTTTTATTTCACCGAAAATTGTGTTCCTCTCGTTCTGTGACATTCTGCCTTTATCTCAATCTGACTGTCAATTATACCAAATACTGGTTGGTCTGATATTAACGTATCAATTTCATAATATGTATCACCGTAAGATATCATGTCCCCTACAGTTGGTTTTAAATTGATTTTTTGTAACATAAATTTGTTAAAATAAACCGACAATTTTCTATTTTCATCTAATGTAAAATTGGTGACTGTTTGTTCCGGAGAATGATACTCACACCTAGCCCATATTTTAACAGGTGGATAAAACCACTTATCTTTTGATTCACCATATATATTTGCAACGGTTCTTTTTGGATCAATACGGTAGTACATTAACCATTGTCCAGAGATATTTTTAATTAACTCAGCATTGATACATTGCAGGTAGTTTTGATCCTGCGGTCCAAAAAACAAAGGACCAGCCGAATAAGAATCGGGACATCCAATGGTGTTTGAACCAGAACAAAGAGACTGACTAAGAATTAGACAATCAATTGGCACAAATTAATTATTCTTTTTTTGTTCCATATGCCAATTCCGCACTCATCAAATCTAGATATTCACTAATTGCATTCAATCTGGCAATATGTTTATTACACACCGCAATTTTTCCGCTAAATGCCGCCCCATTTTTAGTTGGATTTTTCTCGTAATCACTTTCTATTTTATTTTTAATTTTAGATAGAATCTCTTTTAATTTTTTGATTTCCATTACACCAGTTTCAAATTTTTCTTCTTTTGATTCTACACTCAATCTTTTCGCATTCTTTTGTTTATTTTCAATACCACTAAGATCTTTTTCTATTCCTTTTAATTTTGTATCATCAATTTTTTGCTCTTTTACTGTTTCCTCCTTCTCACAAGTGGCTTCCGTATGTCCAACCGGAGTTACCGTCCCATCCTTGCACTTTCCATCGCATTCCAAAGATTCAATTTGCCCTGCCTTTATATCTTTCTCTTTTTGTTCACTCATTGCAACTGATTTTGTTGCCCTCTTAAGGAAATTAAAAACCTCTATTGGAACTTCTTCTCTAACAGCAGTATCTAATTGCTCTAATTTATTGTAAGCTGCTTCGAAATTATTATCTTTAATCAAATCAGCAGCCTCATTTAATTTTTTTGCATCTTGTCTTGCAACTCTAATCATATCCCTGTCATCAGGCCAATGTGTGGCAGTAAATTCAACCTGATCTCGGGCCGTTTTCCTCAATAATTGAATTGCTTTCATTTTTGTAGCAACACGTGCTTCATGAAGTTTTTCCTTATTTTCATCCATTGTGCCCTCATCTTCTTCCTTATTCTTAGCATCCGGCGCAAATTCATCAATCCATTCATTTATTGACCATGTTTTAATGATTTGTAGAACAGAAAATTCTGGTCGTACATCCCAATATTCATCTTCAGTTTCATAGTCTTCTGGCTTGTGATCCCAATAGTGTGATTCATAAAATTCGACAGCAGTTTCCATGGATGAATCTTCGTTCTTAGCCAATACAAGAAATTCAGGAACCGTATAACCATCACTATCAGTTCCAACAGCTACATGGAATACACTTCTAAACGGAACCCCAACTCGTGGATTGTATTCATCGGCAACCATGTCAATAAATTCATCATACGTGTATCCATCAGAATCTTCAGTATCATAATGTGAAAAATCATCTAAATAATCATAAATTCGACCTTCCACATTATCTTTGGTTATTTCCATCTTTATGACCTCTTTTTATGCAACACGTATTATTAAATTTCTTCTTCCTCTTCGTCGCCGTAAATTTCCTCATCATCCTCTTCGCCAATATCATCTACCATATCGTCGTAAATTTCTTCCGCCTCCGGATCATAGCCTTCTTCTCCACCATAAAGAATTTCTTTTAATTGTTTTGCCTCGACAAATTCTTCTCTTTCGCACTGTGGAGCATCTTCCTTACCCCATTTTACTCTTTTTGTTCCTTCCGGACATTCTTTATCAATTGGAACATTTACTCTTTTTGATACTTTTACTGGTGCCCTATGATGTTGTTCGTCTACATTATCTTTTTCCCATGGCTTTTTAGATTCTTTCTTTTCATCCTTGTCAACATCATCCTCTTTTTTATTTTTATCTGGTTCCTTCTTGTCTTTTTTAAGAAATGCCGGTAATCCCTTTTTCTCACCAAGTAATTTCCTGATATCACTGAGTTTCGCTCTATATATTTTTGTCATTTTACCGTCCTCCTTATGCTGACGGATCTATCATTCCAACAATTTGATCCAATAATCTAATAATTGGTTCATTGTTTGGAATAAATTGCGCTTTTGATTTTATGTAATGCTTTAAATTTTGAATTTTATATTTAGCGGTTTCCTTTATTTCATCATCAACCGAAGTAGTCCATCGCGTTTTTCTAAGACCAATTGTAAGGAAACAAGTATCAAATCCTGGATTTCTATCTACTATGGCAACAATATCAGATTTTGGCAATATCCAACCAATACGTGCGTCAAATATAAAACCATTATTTTTTAATACATTTTTAATAATGGTCATATTCTTTTTTGTTATATTTAATTGCTCCGATATATCATTCGATAGTGATTTTATATTATATATTTTTTCTGTAGGATAACCATATTCCAATTTTAATTCCGTGTCTAAAATATCTTCTATTTCTTCTACGATATTTTTAATAACGCCATTAAAATTCGATGTTTTTTGTTCACTTTTTTTCTCACCAAGTAATTTTTTAATTTCGCTTAAAGTTGTTCTATATATTCTTGTCATATCTACCTTCTCGCTTCTTTTATTAATTATCCATTTTGGATAACAATTCTAATTTTAATTCCCTAGCAATAGAATCATCAAGTTCATTTGTAATATCTTTATCAGATTCCACATTTATAACACGAAAGTCTCGAATGTCATCGCCAAATTCATCAAAATTTACGTCGGCAACAAGTAGCAAATATACATCATACAAACCAGGAATATTAAAAAATCCACGAGCATATCTATAGGTTACGGGAAACTGCTGACTATATATGTCTTCGGCTTTCAAAAGCAATTCATCCTCTGACATCACCTGTCCTTCTTGTTCCAAAATCAATTTTAACAATTTTGATTCCACAACATTTTGTTTTTTCATAAATTCTTTTCCTTTATCAGTCAATCTTGCCCACCCAAGAATTTCCTCTCCGAATCGTTCAACAAACCCCAATTTTTCAAGCGCCTTCCAGCCGTATAGTTCATCATTAAGATAAAACAATCTTTTGGGACCGGATGAAAGATCTTCAAGAACATGAAGAGATGCCTGTGATAACTTCAACTTTTAGTCTCCATTTTACTTGCTGATTTTATTCTTTTATCGGATTCTTTTTTACCCCAATTCTTTTTCATTGGGTCTGAATAATATTTTGGATTCTCGTTAATGTGTGCCAATGTAATTTGGGCAGTCTTTATCGGATCATCATCAGTAACATTTGTTTTTTCATTTTCTGAACCATGTTCAAGTTCGACATTCATTCCAATAACAAATTCATCAATGTCTATTTTATCCCAATTAACCTTAAGAATTTCGCCAACCTCAAGAGCATCTCCTTTAATAAAAATGATCTCTTGTTTGCCTTCACAGAAAACTAATTTACGTAATTCAGCTTCATTTAATTTTTCATTCATGCCAAATAATTCATCCTCATCTTCTATATTTTCAAGATCATCAAGAGTTCCAACAACATCAATAAATTCTTTTGGGATATTTTCGGTAATATAAAACCCGTTTGAATATTCTGGATCTTTTTGAAATTTATCTTGCTGAATGCCTTTTATTTTAAGAACAATAATGTTTTTATTATAAAACCTACGCATTTCTTGCGCAATTTCAATGGCATAAATTATATGATCCGTAAGGTATATTTTGCCACGAGATTGTTGATTAGTACGACCACTATTATTTACAGTTAATCCGTTCGATCTTATCGATGGCAGATTAGAAATAGGAGTAGAATGAAAGAAGACCATTATTAATCACCGATATTATATTTATTAGGACCAATTACACCAAAAGGATTATCCCCGCTTCTTGTTTTCTTTTCAAGGAATCTAATAATATCCTGCGGGACTTCAGCCCGTATTGATTCACTCAATGAATTTATCTTTGCAAATGCTCCTTTAAAATCACCGGAACGAATTAATGATGCGGCTAGTAAAATAACAGCAGCATCTTCTTTAGCAACAGCAATTGTCTCTTGTTCATCAGGGAAGGTGGCTTTAGCAAACTTAACCCACCCACGAGCCAATGACTCAAGTTCTTCCGCTGCCTTAATTCTCTGGAAAATCATAATTATTACTCCTTTACAGAATAATTATCTACTGCTTATCCTCTCGTCATGAAAAGCGGAGTGTATCTGAATACCTTGTTCGTTTGTTCTTGTAATAACGCTTCTTGCTCCGCAAGCTTCAGTGGCGAGGTGTTGTCGAGAATATCACGAAGACGCTCAAGGAGGTTCTGCCGTTCTTCTTTACCTTCTGATATCAATGCAGGTCCATCCAGCGTAAGATCTCCATTTGGAATCGGAATTGTTGAATATTTACTTCTTATCAATCCAAGATCAATTTTAGATATTGCTAAGGCGTACTCTCTTATCCAATGTTTCGCTTGTGCGTTAATTGTACAATAAGAAATTAGACCATATGGAATATTTGATAAATTACTAACACCGCGAATTGTTGGATCCTCCACAGAACGATCTGGATTCAATGGATCCGGAAGGATCCTATAAGAAAACCACATCTGACAACCCGATGTAGGAACTGGATAAATACGAACAACATTGTTCTGAACATCGTAATTATACATCGACCGTCGAAATTTAAAAGAAAATTTAAAATTCTGTGCGCGTGCAACATCTTGCCATATCGGCAAAAGATAATATGCTTGTTCGGCAGTAAATGATCCACCCTGACCAAATACCATAACAGAAGTAGTATATTCATTACTAGGATAATACCTAATAGCGCCCCACGGTTCGAAATGCCACAAGTCGATAGCCTGAATTCTTGCATCACCCGTTGTACCACTTGCGGCTGCCTGAAGATCATATAATTGCACACCGGCAATTGTGTCAAAGGAGGCACTATAAACTGTATAATTTCCGCCCATTTTAAGCTGATCTTCATTCCCCTCAGCCGTTCTTTCATATGCATTTAATACGTGATGTGGATATAATTGCTCGCTACCGCTCAACGATCCAGTCGGCTGTCCAAGGAACACACCAAGGTTATTCTTAGTTTGGTGAGTATTGACTTCGTTGGAAAATTGAAGAAAGGCTTCTTGTGTAGCTGTCCACACATGTTGTGGCGACATTTCAACGCCAATAGTTAATGCACCCAACTTCACTGCCACGAATTCCGCAATTTTGTCAATATCCAACAGCCAACAAGCATCTTGGTCGGTATAAGAACTTAATGCTGCCGAACCAGTGCTGTATGAGGGTAAGCACAATGATCCCATGCTATAATACTCCCGAATTCATATTATAATTATAAGTGGAGTAATCAAAAAATATGTCAGATCAGAACCAAATAAATGAACTTCCAAATTCGGTTTTTGTGCTAGTCAATAAATTTTCTGATAAATTCAATAAATTGATAGTTGTAAAAAATACCATAGAAGTCGATTATATTACTGAACAACAAAAAGATTTATCTTTATTTCTTAAGGCACTATCAATTTTAGATAAAAAAGAAGATCCCTGGCATATTAAAATATTAAAATTCGATAAGAAAGCAATGAAAATTACAATTGCGATACTAGTAAATTAACCATTTATTTCATTTAACCACTCATTATACTCTTGCTCTGAATTGAGAATTTGAATATCACTATCCGATATCTCATCGATGCTCCAAATGCCCCAGTTATCAATCGTAGCTACAAACAATTCATCTTTTAATTCCTTAGGCAACTTTGGTTTAAATCCATTACAAACAGCCAACATTTCACCATGACCTTTAGCCTCACCAATACCATAATTTATCTTCTTTGGCATTTTTTTGTGATTTAATACAGTTTCAACAATATAAAACCCAGCACGAACAGCCACCCCATATGCATTCTTTGTATTATTACGCACGGCACGAATATATTTTAACCCAATTTCTTTCACCTTATTATTTTTACGTTTGTTCAATTAACACTTTTCTTAATTCGCTTAAGGTTGTTCTATAAATTTTCATGTTTGTTCCCTTATATTATTCTTCTATAATTATACAATGGTGCCATTTATTTGTTCAATTATTGTGATCGGAGATTCGCAAGGCTATATAAACCCGTTTGAAGATGTTGTAAATTATATTATTGAAAATGAACAGCCATCATCCACAATAATACATGCAGGCGACATATTTGATGAATTAATCAACAATGATACTGAACAAATTGAACAAATCAATAAACTACGAAATTATTTTGCAAGTTCAATCATTGTTCGCGGCAATCATGATCCTATTGATATCTTTGAAGAGAATTTTGACACATTGCCATTTATTCAAGATATGTGCGAAAACGCTACAATAATTGCTATTGATTCCAATAGATACAAAGTGAGACAATTAAATTACATTAAAGAACAAATTGATAGAAGACCAGATAGAATTTATGTAGTGGTTCTCCATCACCATTTACAAGCCTGTTCTACCGGTGATATTGGACCAACATTTTGGAAAGCAGCATTAGAAAATACATTACGATCAAATGATTTAATAATTCATGGGCATTCCCACACTGAAAATTCATATCATTTAAATAACGGAACTTTGGTTTTATCAACATCATCAGCAAATATTAAAAGATATCAATGTTTAAACAACACGGATTGCACCTGTGACAATTCATCAAATTTAAGTTATTTAAAAATAGAATTGACAGAATCCGGTTGGAATTACAACAGAGTCACAATTCAAAATTCTGATACTCATTAACACACGGATTACCAACACAGGCAAACATAGATCTGTCTTGCGGATATACAATAGCTGATGCTATTGTTTGGACTTCACCGTGCCTACATATTAAATTGTCGTTCCCATGATATTTCAATATATTTTTAATTTTACGGTGTGTAAGTGATTGATTAAGCATTTTGTTAATAAATGTGAGACGTTCTTTTGAATTTTTAATTCGGCTCAAACTTATATCATCAACATTACCATGATACAAGAAATGATTAGTGTGAGCAAATGGCAATTTTTTATCATGAATCTGTAATTTAATGTCGTGCCCGTCAACCAACATCTCAATACTAACCACACCACCACTTTTATCTATAACAACCGAATGATTTGATACTGACAATAATTTACATTTTATAGATCGATTCTGAAAATCAGAAATAGAAACAGATTCACATAAATTCCTTAACATCACACTCTTGGGAATTCCCATTATTGGTGGTTTATTAAACAATGCATTTCCAGAAAATGAAATACCAAAACGATTAACAACAACAGATGAACCCGGCAATCCAACGTATGACATCGTTAGAAATTCAACACCGTTCTTTGGGACAATTTTTGCTATATATATGTATTTATCAAATCCAAGATCCCAATCTTCGTTGTGCGCCAAAAATTCCCCAAATTGTGTATTGCCAGCGAAAGTTGTACATTTTTCATACGTATTACGACACGATTCTTCATCAAGTAGCAATATGTCAATAATTGAATGATTCGTAGATTTTGCAATCCCATATAGTTCATTATATTCATTAGGGTAATACGCTGATATTAATTTTGCAACACGCACAAGCCTCGATGAGATATCACCAACTTTGTCCTTTACCATTGATATATATTCATCAATTTTCGGTTTAAACAATTCACCAATCTGGCACCCAATTTGATAATTCGTACCCTCAAATATATAACGAACAATCATACCATTAATTTCCCTTTGGGATTACCAAAAAAACAACTGAAACAACAGCAATAATTATTCCAATGATTTGCTTTGATGTTATGGTTTCGCCAAATAACATAAAAATGAATACCGATAATATCGGATACAATGATGATACTGACGTAACAACCGCACCACTAAAGTAATTTCTGGAATTGAGAAAACACAACGAACCAATTGTTCCACAAATACCAGCACATAATGCCCACAATACACCTTGTGATTTTATAAATGACCAATCCTTAGTCGTAGATAATACAACGGTTGTACTAATAATCAAACCAGGAATGTATGCGAATAAGGTGGCCCACAACGGTGGAATGTTCGTTGACTTGCTTAAACACACAGACCAAAAGGCCCATGCAATTGTTGATATTATAAGATAAATCATTTATGTTTTTCTTTAGATTCATTAAGCAATTCTAACATAACCGTAATTTTCTTCCTGCATAACTCACTCTTCATATAATCTCTTGGGAATTCCTCTGGATCTCTGTCTTTGGTAATATATACTAAACACACCGTGCAAATTTCGGCAAAATCATCGGCTGGATGTACCATAGCATAGCGAGACGGATAATCAAACATATCCTTTTTTGATGCTCTACTGGCCATTGGCAGATTTCGTATATACTTCTTATGATATGGACCAAACAATTCTACAACACGTTTTTGTCTTAAAACATTTTTGTTTAGAATCTTCTCGGCAAACCGATGACCCAATTCATGAAACATAATTGACATGGTAGTTGGCCAAAAAGCCCATGACCATCCTATGTCATCTGGATGTATATATATCGTATCTTCTCGTATTTCATATCTACTTGATGGGGTTATGCCACTAATTACAACCCACTTAACACCACTCTCCATAAAACCCAACGAATACCGTTCTAGCAAACGATTTATTGTATTTATGGATCTTTCATACTTCATTTGGATCAATTACCGAATCATCAACATCACTGCGATTTATTGGTAATCCCAATTCTAATCTCTCTTTAACCCACATTGATTGTTTTGGCGAATATGGTCCATATCGTTTTTTTGTCTGCGGATCCTCAACATACCATTCTGTATTTGATACAGCATGAATAACAATATAACGTTTCTTTTTATCTTTTTTATTCACAATATTAAATACATTTTATCATGCCCAAATATAATTGTCATTGACAACTACCATTATGATGATTAAAATATTAATATAACACAGGAGGAAATATAAAATGTTATCACGACGATTCGACTCATTTTTTAATGATCTATTTTTTGGTTTTGACGACCTATCAGATTTTCAGGAATTTCATTCAAATCCAAAATCAAAAGTTATAAAAATAGAAAATGGAGTTAAAATATATGCTGAAATCCCAGGTTTTTCAAAGGATGAAATATCGGTTACCATATCAGATGACCATATACTAACCATAGAAGGACAAAAAACCGAAGAAAAAACAAATAAATATATATCAAAACTTAAAGAAAACGGATTCGTCAATAAATATAATATTTCAAATTATGATAAAGACAAAATAGAGGCAGAAATAAAAGATGGCATACTAACAATCATATTAAAATATAAAAATGAAGAAATAGAAAAAGAAAAGAAAATAGAAATAAAATGTTTCTAAGCTCTTTTCCATGGTGGAGGTGGGCTGAATCGAACAGCCGTCCTGTATAAGTTCCGCAACAAGTCATCTACGTGCGTCTTTGTGGTTTTCTATCAAACTTCTACATCATCAAAAACCACAACAAAAAATTGATGATTTCGAAACTTCCAATTGTTTCACCAAAAAGCCGGAAGCCGTTTCCCATTTTGGCGATCCTAGCTTTGTTTACGATTCGTTAGGCAGCAGCTTGGAGAGCAGCCCGACGAACGCCCGAACGAGTCGGGAATGGAAGAACTTTCGCTTGTTCTTCTGTGCCATCTTTTTAACGAGGCCGATGACGTCCTCGACACGCACTTGTTGCCTCGCCTATTCAGTCGAAACCTTGTCACCCCCAAATTTCAAAGACCAACGATCAGTCTAATTATCTTTTTCGGAATCACTTTCTTTCCAGGTCCGATTCCAATGAACCCAAATGTAGCTGCGAACTACATTATTGGGTATAATATCATATCAAACACATTTTGTCAATTATCATTTTGCCGTGAAAGGTGGTATGTTTCCTCCATCACCGTCACCATCAATCTCAAACTTATTGCATTTGGTTACTACATTCCATTTTACTTTTAATCCGCTTGGATATTGCTTGCGTTTTAATAATTCGGCTCTTATAAGAGAAATACGTGGTTTGCAATGATATACATTATAACATTTACGACAAGTTTCTTTTTCTTTTAATTCCAAGAAATGATCTGTCAATATTACATCACATTTAGCATCATTAACCCAAATATTATCTTCTGATAAATTGTATGAATCATATCTATCTTCTATAATTTTATTATCAATCATATTCTTATATTCTTCTTTAACGGTAGGAATTTTTCTTATGAAATCTTCTATGTTATATTGAAAATCATTTGCGTGCCTAAGAAAGCCAACTACTAATTTCAATTGGTCTATGATCCCACTAGTGTGTGTATCACCTTTCGACATTTTAAATTGTAATTGTTCTCTAACTGATTCGAGTTGATAGTATGCCTGACCAAGAGCCTTACATCGTTCCGATATATTCAATTTTGATACAATTTCGGCCATATCTAATTGTTGCTGTAATGGCAAATCCGGATCACCAAACAAATCAGGATTATCAGGTAAGTTGGAATTTTCAGTAATAAGATTTTTGGCTAAAGCAGATATTTCAGCATCCGTTAAAACAACCGGACCATTACCGTCATCAGCACTAATTTCGTTTTTTACTTCTTCTGACATATTATTCTCCTTATTATTGTTTTGTTATAATAACAATTAATGTTACCATACGGACAAGAAATTATAAAGGGATAGGAATCGGCCCAAAGGCCGATTTTAGGAATTTTTAAGAGAAAGGAGAAATGAAGGGATTATAGGTCTTGAACAATAATCTTAGCGTAGAAATCGCGCCGTATCATCCTCTTGCCATAGCGCGTCATGAGACCTTTGCTTGGTGCAAATTGCTCTGGCTCATAAATAACCGGAGTCATGATGAGCGGGATATATGGTGCGTAAACGTATCCAGTCTCTAGGAAACTATTTCCTTTGTAACCAACAAGCACTTGGTTTTTCAGCATATAAGGATCTTTGTAAACAGTAAATCGATTGTTCAGAGTTCCTACTTTTTCCGCTCCGATTTGGTATTTAACCTCTTTCGGATCGCCAGTATAAACTGGTTTGAATTCATTTACTGATTCGAGTATCGTGCAAACATCGGGGCTCGCCACGATAAACGTCGCATTCCCTCTCTTGGTACGTGCAAAGATTTCGTTTGAGCAATCAACTATTACCTCAAACAAACCACGATACCAAGTAATTGGGTCGGTCGTAGTGAATGATCCGCCAATTACAGCACCAGTTCTCGGATTCACATATTTGCCTCTTTGCCGTGACCAGTAACGAGTAATAGCCGCTTGTGATAACAGATCGCCAATGATTTCACGATCTACTTCAAGGGCAACCTGCTCGGACAGAATTTGGGTCAATTCCGCCTCGGCATCAATGTTGTAATATGCTGAAAGATCCTGGGCCAATTCGGGGGTCCATTTTGCTTTCAGTTTTCTAGTCTGTGCAACTACGGTAGCTGATTCCAGGCGAATATCGATTTCGGGTATATCGGGGGTCGGGGTCGGCCAAACGCCATTTGATTCAAACGGTTGGTATGTACCGATTCCACCACCATCAGCCACGCAAGAAGCCGTGGCGCTGCATACGAAGCATATTGAAGAAGTCTCACCCAGGAGGGCGTCGGTGTAAACATAAAGCGTAGTACCGGCAGCGTTAATCCAGTTGTGTCTCCGGTATTGAGTTGCTGAACCAGACGATACAACAATCTGTTTAACGGCGCTTTGATCCAGGGTGCCGTTGCATTCGGTTGAACTTATATTAGTAAGAGTAAACGCATTTTCATAAACCGTTGATCCGGAAAGATCTGGATCGTAAGAAACTGAAGACCATGTAGCAGTACCTGAAGAGGCTGGGGAAGCATTGTGCGTTCCGCTTACCAGCATTTGGGTATACGCTGAATGGAGATCATATAAACCACCGGTTCTTGACGCGCCAGCTACTATGTTGTTACCAGTCGGATCGCCGTAAATGGAAGTACCAGCGGTATAACCACATTCACTGGTTCCATAAACGAAATCCAGATAGAAAATCAGTCCTGATGGCAGGTTCATGGCCTGTACTGAAACAAGTTCCTGAGCCAACAGGTTTCCAAAGGCTCTACGAACTATCGGAAATGCATTGTTCTGGAATCCAGTAATGTCATGCGTAACGGTAGTTTCTTTAATAAGCTCTTTCAGTTGGTTCTCAAGGATTACTGACATATTTTCTTTTTGCGTGTCATCCCTAAGTCCATCCAGCAAACCGGTTTTATCCCATTTTTCAGTCAGACGCGCACGTTCACGTCCCTGAGTGGACGTACTTACTGTTCGAATTAGTTCATTGACATCTACGGTTCTACTCATTTTATTTACCTCTATCCTTATGACGATTTAATGCCAGCCAGTCTCTGCAGACGATCCATGCTAAGAATTCGGTCTTGCGGGAGCGTCCCTACTGGTTTAGCAGCTTCAAGCAGTGGATCCTTCGGTTTATCTTCCTTGGGTTGTTCCTCTACTTTAGTTTCTTTCACTTCCGGTATAACCGGTTGTTTAGTATCTTCTTTTGATTCTTTCACCATCTTTTTCGATAAAGCTTTTATAATTTTATTATATACCATTACTGATTCGCGAATAGTCGTAGCTTTATCAAATTCATTTAATACATTGACTTTGCCATTCTTTGACAGATTATATTCGGCAAAGATTTTGGAAGCCAGGATTAGTTTCTTATTTAGTAAGGCAGTTTCACTCATGATTTTTTTGGCTCTCAAAGATTGCACTTTTTCATAATTTAATTTACGCTCAGTAATCGCCAATTTCCGTTTCAGCATCGCAGTATTTTTCCGTTCCTGGAATGATGGGCGAGTTTTCTCCCAATCTTCGCGATCTGGAGTAGTTTCATCATCCATATTGGTATCATCAACTATATCAATAAATACATCAGCATCTTTTTCCACATCGGCTTGCTCTTTCATAGCACGTTTCCGATTGGCAATTCTTTCACGCAGTTTACGAATTTTCATTTCTTTTATTGCCTTTGCAATTTTATTGCGCCGGGCCTCTTTTACCTCTTCCATATCTTCCTCCTCATCGCCAGCTTCTACTTCTTCTTCAGCAGGAAGCGGCGCAAAATCCATTGCCGGTTCTGAATCTTTTGAAACATTAACATTTACATCTTCATCAGAACTTACATCAATATTAATGCATTCTTCCAAATCTTCATCACCGCCGTCATCTGCTGGTGCCTCCGACTCGGCTTCCTCGCTACCACCCTCTTCAACGCCTTCTCCATCTTTCAGTTCTTTAACATCATCTTTAATTTCTTCTACGTCACCCTCTAATTTGGCAACCTTATCTTCTATTGACTCTGCATCCGCAGTCTCTTCTTCATCTTCTTCTGGAATTTCATCAGAACCTGTATCTTCACCTTGCTCCAGTTCTTTAGCAAGGTCGTCAAGATCTATCTCGGCTTCACCCTGGCCAGCCATCTCATCTGGATCTTCCGGAATTTCCTCTTTTTGTTCTAACACTTTTTTTGACTCCTTTTCAACGGCTTCACCAAGAGCCTTTTTAATTCTTGGGGTTATTTCCTCGATTACTCTTTGTTTTGCAGCTTCAATGGCGATCTCTTGAAGCGCCATAGCTTTTTCAACTACTGATTCAACAACTTTATCGCCCATGTTGATATCTCCCTTTCATTTTAATTATAATTTCACTTACCAATTTTTTCATTTGGTAATAATTTAATTTTTATCCCCATTCTTCTTCATAAGCTTCCATAAATGTCTTTTGTATTGCATCAAGTTCATTTGGAGTTTCGGAATACGCATCATATAGAATTCCAGCAATGTATGATGGATCTACATCATAATCTCTGGAAAAATCTTTTATGTTTGATAAAATTCTGGATTTTAATTCACTCATTATTTCGTCGGCGTATTCATACATTGCACTTTCTAT